GCCGTTTGGGTTTAGGCTTCTGATATGGTTCATTCTTGTCATCCAGATCCACGCTGTTCCTTTCATCCACCAATGTGACAGCATTGTTCAACTGCCTATGCTGGGTGGGCCGCTTGAGGCGTTCCCATAGTTCATCAAAATCAGATGGTTTCAAGAACCTTCTACCCACCACGTCTGCGTAAAGCTGTGTAATCTCATTAATGATTTCCAGAGCGAAAGGAGTGTACAAACGCGCCCCCTGAGCGGGGTTTTGGATGCGCATGTGTACCATGTAATCTGTGTTGGCCGGGGTACGGGACGGGACCAATCCACCATTGTACACTGGGGCCATGAAAGCTTCCATGTTGCTTTTGACATTCTGGTCATATGTTTCGGGCTTGAACTGGTAAGCACGTACGGCCTCTTCCACAGGGCACACATGGTCAGTGGGTTGTGGGGAGGCATGCACGTGGTATTCGGTCAATATCACGGCACTTTGTCGATCAACCTTCATGGCTGATTCGACCGTGGGCACTTGTAAAGTCTGCTTGTACACGCCAGCCATGGACTTTAGCGTGTCATCAGCAGCTACGTTGATTGTCGCGCAATTGTATTGGCCCACCTTCCCGGTGGATACAAATAGGCCACCGTCTCGTACTATCTCGAGACGGAGCCATCCGTCACTCGCCACTCGCAGCCTCTCCAAACGCTTCCCGGGGAGCGTATTGGCAATGAGAGCGGCGGCACCCTTGTAACCGGCTATGGGTGCCAACAGCACCAAATAGCGGTTCTTGGCTATGTACCGTTTTTCAACAAGGTACACGGCCACATGTGACGGTATACGCGTGGCAGGATAATACTTCACGGCCACCAAAGTGTCACCGGAGTAGTTCCATAGTTGATGCTGATACATTGCGCCACCACTATACTTGCACACGATCTCGTCTGCGGCATTGAATGTGTAACTGTACTCGTCACACACGTATGCCACCGATTCAGGGATCATGGTGTAAATTAAATGGGGCCTGGCATCAACTGCCAAAACAGCAGGCAAGTCCACATAATGGTAGTCGGTGTCTATCCATATTGGTATGTGGAATTCTTGCATCGGGGATGTGTCCAACCGCGATTGCAAGTCCTTGGCCCAGTAGAGGTTGCGTGATCCCGCATACCCCTTGGTCTGGTCCGACTTGGAGCACTGCACCATGTACGGTTCTCTTCCTAGCCATCTCGTGATCTCCACAGCCGTGAGCGTGGCACATGACCTGTCAGCAGCGGCTTGCGGGTGTGTGTGTACCCTCGCGGGGTCCCGACGGACGTCGGGAGCCTCGTTGAACTGGGTCTTGATCGTAGACGGTGCGATGAGATAGCGCTTGGCCTTGGCATACAGATATCGCTCTCGAAACGATTGGAACAGCTGGCCTGAAAACAGGTCACACAGTGTTTCAACCATGACTTCGGGTGACTGAATCACCCCAGAGCGAATTAGCTTACCAAGGACCGTGGCTGTGCCGTACACGGTAGCCAACACCACCAACATGAACAGCGCAACTCTGCGTGGGTTGCGGCGTACGATGTTGGTTAGGTGAGTGACCACCAACCTGGCGCGTGAGGCCTGTGCCCTAAATAGGCGCAGGTAGTCTCTTGCCAGATGGAAAGCAAGTTTCAAATTGATGGAAGGCATGTTTACGTGATAACTAAAAACCTACTGCAGCGTGGCAATAGG